GCTGCCGGAGCGTCCGCCAACCAGTTCCGCACCGCTTGCCGGATCCGGCGCGCCTATGCGGTCGCGGAGCCACGATGCTTCGACTGTTACTGTCGTTTTTTCAAGCGCTTGGATAACTAGATCGAGCGGTACCTCGTCAGGCCGTCCAACATTTAACCGCGGATAATTCTTTTGAGGACCAAAATTGAATGCAATAAGATTTGGGATTAATTGTTGGTTTAGCGTGGCCGATAAAATGGCGGCGTCCGAACGTTCGATATCCTCTTGCACCAGCCGATGTTCTTTCGCCACGGCATGGCCACCGGAAACCGCGTCGGTTGTTGTGGTCTGCCCAAGCACCAATTTGGAAATCTGCCGGTCCATCCAGTCGGCGCGCCGTTCATATAGATCAATTGTTGAACCAGGCGCTTTAATATCGATCAACTCGACGTGCATATTATCAGGAATGATAGCGGCCATGTCGCCCGCGACGTTTTTTACTGCTTTCCAAAGAACACTTATTTCGTCCGGCGTTGCAGTGGGTCCATATTTGCCAATTCTGATCGGCATCCCGTAGTTTTGGACGAAAATCGCCCAATCCTTGAGTGTATAGCTTTTATACATCCAGGCCCACGCGGCAACTCTCGCAAGCCCCCCGCGCACAGTGATGCCGCTTTTCGCGGCGTGTCGATGGATGATAAATTGTGCCGGTGGCAATTCAATGTCTTTTGCGCCGTCTCGCAGAACCAATGTTTCGCAATCGTCCTGTCGAAGTTTGAACCAACGTTGCGGGCGGGCTGTAAGTTTCGCCGGCAGCCATATATTTTCCTCGGCCGCCCATTCGACTTCTAAAACCGAATAACCTTTGCCAACGGCGTCCAAAATATCAATCAGCGCCGCACGCAAAATTCCGCGATCAATCCAGGCGCGAATAAAATCGGCGTGCTTGACGTGTTCTTTGTCGTCACTTGCCGCCTCCACCGTTATCGGCAGCTGTGCCACTTGCCTTTTGCGCGTGGAGAGCACCGCTGCATAATGGGGGTCACGTTCTTCCATATTTTCCGCAAGCTCGAAATATGCTTCAGGCTCGCCGCTCGCGGCATCTTTTAGAAGATTGGACAGCCGGTAAGGTGTCAGGCCGTCCGCTGGGTCACCAGCAATAACCGACCTAACGCCACCGAGTGTAGGTGCCGCGACCGTTTTTTTCAAATCGCTGGCTTTCAGCGGATTGCCATATTGGTCAACTAAATTCATAATCTCCCCCTTAAAGCGGGCAGCAAGGCACGTTCGTCTTCATCGTCGGCATCGCCAAAATCTTTTGCGGTCTTGTAAGCATAAGAATACGTGTTCTGGTCCGCAGCGTGGAGGCCAAGAAAGGCAGCCCACGTCCTATCGGCGTGATCGTCGTCACGTTCTGCCACAAAGCGCGGTGCACCTGTTGCCGACGTTAGTTTACGCACTTTATGAAGATCAGCGCGGAGTGCCAAATCGCCCGCCGGAATACGTACTTTTCTATCTTCAAAACAATTTTTGCCGGTGTTCGCCAAGACAAGCTTGTTTGGTGCCGTAAACAGAACACCTTCGATAATCGAACCATATTTTTCATGCGCGTCTTCGACAACCTTTTCGCCCATGCCCGTTTGGTCAATACAGCAACGGCCGACTTTGTAACGCCGCATCACGTCATCAAATGCGGCGTCCATCTGTTTGAAAGTCGCTCGCTTTTGAGTGACAATTTCACGAGCCCAAAACACGTCGCCGATTTTTTCCCACACCCAAATCACGTGTAAGTCATTCCGCCGCCCGATGTCACGACCGACGAAACAAACGTTGCCTTCGTAGGCATCCGGCTTGCCGGCTTTTTCATCCTCGGCCGAAAAAATAAGATCATACGAAAGCCACGCGCTTGCTTCGTCGAGCCATTTCAGCTCATACTCTTGTGACCAAATGTCATCATCGCCAAGGCCGGAGCGTAGAGCATCAATGTCGCGCGGCAAACCATCTGCCACGGCTTGATAAATATCGACTTTATGGCGGCTCCATAACTTGTCATCAGATTGCATCAGTTCGTAAAATTTATTGCCTTTACCATTGGGCGTCGAGGTTACGCGTATTTTCCAACCTGCTGAAATAACGGGGAAGAGCGCACCCCAAATCATTTTACTATCTTTGTGGAACGCAAATTCATCCAGAAAAACATTGGCTGAAAAACCGCGGGCGGTGTCGGGATTGGCCGGCAAAGCGGTAATACGGCTGCCGTGGGGCAGGGTCACTTCCAAAGCCTTATAAGTGGCTTCTTCACCTTTCCAATCCAATTCTTGAGCTTCCAACGCTAGTCCATAGGCTTTCGCGTGCGGAATAACACCTTCACGGATTGCCTCGCGCGCTTGGCGTTCACCTCTACTTAAAATGATCCAACGTTCTTTGCGGCCAGCAAGTTCGGCACTGACACAGTTGTCGACAATTTCCAACGTGGTTGTAAACGTTTTTCCTGTCTGTCGCGCAAACATGCCAATTTTGAAGCGCGCTTGATCAAGCAGCCAACGTTGCTGATATTTGTATAAATGAACGGCTGCCTGTTTCATTTCGTGTAGATCCCGTAAATATCTTCGCGGATGCGCCGGATGATTTCTTGGCCATCAACAGTTGCAGCTTGCGCCGGCAACGATTTTTCGACATTCGATATCGCGGAATTGATTTTTTTCTTCGCTTCCTCTTCTGCCTTTCTTCGCTCGGCAGCAGAAT